TAGATTGCTAGGCTTGTCGTTATCTCGTAACCACCTAAACACAATGTCAGTTCTCTTAGTCCATAAAGCAAACGTGCACCACGGATTGTCTACAACAATAGCCATTAGGTTTTCGAAGTGTTGCATATTGATTAGCTCACCATGTGCGTTGAACCTAAACATAGCATCAGTTACACGTGGTATCTCTTGCGGCTCTAGTGGCCTACTAGCTAGTAAATCACTGTTACGCTGCAATGCACCTTGCATGTTTTTACGGTACGTATTTAGCATTGCATGACTGTAGCAATCACCACAAATGTTCTTGCCGTCTTGTTTACCTTTGACGTGTTGTTTGTTGCAGTAGTCATTAGTAATCGTTTGAAACCGTCAAGCTTACCAGTCATTTTACTTATGTGTACTTGTTGCATTTTGTTTACTCCTGTTTTTGTTAACTAATCAAGTAATCATAAAAACAGATAATGCAACAACTAATTTAAGTATTTTTAAAATAATTACTGAAAAGGTATAGTTTGTGGCTTTTATGCAACACATAAATGTATTCACTACTGCTACTGCGAACACATTATAATATATACCTAATAGGAAACCACGATAGGTAAGAAGTACTTACCAATTAATTCAATGATAACAATTCGATAGGTAAGGAGTGTTTACCTTTATTGTTTTGCCACTACAAAGTAGTTTAACATTAAACTATCTGAGTAAATCCGTTTAGTATTAAACTAGTTTGTGATCACATAATATACGTCAAGAGTACTGACCTATTACTGTTTGTGATCACGTTCTGGTTCTGTTCTTCGATAGGGGTGTGTTTGTTCTTGCTTTGTTCTGGGGGCGGCAAGGGGGTTAGGGGGTATCCCCTGTACTGTACAATACAACATAAAATTATCTCAGAAAAACATTGGCCTACTCAACAATAATTCTGGGTGGCGGTGTACACTTGTAGTACCTTACTTTAAGTATCTTTGTTTAAAGTATTTAAGAATACTAATAACACAGTTACTTTAAGTATCTTTGTTTAAAGTATAATATAATACTTATAACACAAATACTTGTAAGGTATTACTTGTAGTAACTTACTTAAAGTATATAGGGTATCATAAAGAAGTCTTGTAGTCAATAGTTTTTTTACGAATTTAATTAACTTTTTTACTTGACATTTACTATTAAACCGTGTTAATATATAAGTATAGGGGAAGTAAAGTTGCGAAAGCGAAGCGAAAGGGATAACCATGTCTATGTATAGCCTATCACAACTAAAGACAGATAACGGAATAATAAGAACCAAGAGTTTATTCTATGAGTTATCTTATGATGATCCAGAGTTTGCTTTGTTTACTCTCAAAGAAGAAGACATAGTGATGCCTAACGGTAGACCTGCTACGTGTCTAGGTAAGTTATACATAGCCTTTGCGACAATGGACCCTACAGAATACCAGTTCGCTAACTCAGTGTTTGGGAGTTGGGAAGTATGGGAGAAGATGCAAACAACAGTACCTCTCAGGAAGCCTATCGATAAATGGCGTAGAGAGGCAGAGGTTAAACGAAAATCATTAGCCTTTGAGTCTGTAGTAAAAGAAATACAAGAGGGTGGACGTAGTAGCTTTACTGCAGCTAAGTTCCTTATTAACGAGGAGTGGAAGTCTAGAGAAGACGGAAGAGCAGCCCGAAAAGAAAAGAACTCTAAAGATAAGTCTACATCTCAAGAAGCTTTCGAGAGAGCAGGTGTGAACAACGATCTTAAAAGATTAAAAGATCAAGGTCTAATGAACTAGCATATAAAGGTAAGCGAATGGTTAAGACAGCTACAGTAAATAACATTACTTCAGGGTATGCTTCGCAGACTCAGTTAAATGAGAACTTTACTAATATCAATACTGCTTTAGAGAATACACTATCTAGAGATGGTAGTTTACCTAATGCTATGAATGCTGACTTAGACTTAAATAATAATGATCTTCTAAACGTAAAAGCTATATATGTAGATGGTGTGAATGTTCTTAATGTTCTAGATAACGTCACTGTTAGTACTGCTTCTCCTACAGGCGGTAATGACGGTGACATTTGGTTTAAAGTCTCAAGTTAAAATAAAAGGATACAACAATGGCTGCTCTTTCAGATTACGCAGAGAAGTTACTACTTGACTTTCTAATGACAACAGGTACGGCTACTCGACCTACTAACTGGTATGTAGCTTTGTTTACTGCTGCACCTAATGACGCAGGTGGAGGTACAGAAGTATCTGCAGGTGGTTACGCACGACAATCAGTTGCCTTCAGTGCTGCTGCTTCTCCAGGAGGTACAACAAGTAACTCAGGTGAGGTAAGTTTTACTGCTTCAGGTGGAGACTACGGTACAGTAACACACATGGGTATCTTCGATGCAAGCTCTAGTGGTAATCTATTATGGCATGGTGCTCTAACTGCATCTAAAGCTGTTGCTGATGGTGACACACTAACATTTGCTGCAGGTAACATTGACTTAACAATGGCATAAATGAAGCACAAGCGAAAGGCGTAAGCGAATGGCAGGTGGCTTCAGAATATCAGAATCTGGTGACAGTAGGCTTTCTGAAGCTGATGACACACGGATCACAGAAGAACTACAGTTTGCTTCTGTTAGTCTAAGTACGAGTGCAGGTTTCTACAGAATAGACGAAGCCTCTAACGATAGAACAGATGAGGCAGGTAACTCAAGAGTATCTCAAGACTTCGATGCTGTAGTCTTCAGTACAGTAGCTACCTTGAATCAACCTGCAGCTGTAAGTCTATCTGGTGGTGGCGGTAACATAACTGCAGGTGTCGTAAGAGATGTAGCTTTTGCTGACCTTACTGGTACAGGTTCAATTAGTCCACAAGCTACAGGTTCTTTTGTAGTAGCTAATTCATACAGTGCAAGTGGTTCAATAACTCCTGATGCTGACGTAACTAGAAATGCAGCAACATCACTATCAGGTGCAGGTACATTCGCTAATGATGGTTACACGTTTGTACACGGTGGTTTATTTACAGCTGCTCCTCAAGATGAATACACACGTATTACCGAAGCAGGAGATACTAGAATAACTGAAGCTAGTGACGTAAGAATAGTTTCAGAAGCTATACCACTAAACGCAGCTACAGGCGATATTACAGCAACATATACTTACATAGCATTTAGTTCGACAGCATACTTTAAATGGAATGGGCAGTGGACAGAGTTCACACCTAAAGTTAAACAAGATGGATCATGGGATGATCCTTTAGCTATCTATAGCAAGATAGACGCATACAACTGGAAGAGGGCTTATTAACAATGGCTAATATTAAAATATCTCAAATGACCGCTGCTAGTTCTGCTTCTGGTGCTCAAGAGTATGAAGTAAACGAGAGTGGTACAACTAAAAAAGTAACTGGTACTCAGTTATCTACATTTATTAGAGGTAACGTAGTTCTAGGAGACTTGAGTGTAACTGCTTCAGCTGCAGAGTTAAACTACAATGACATCACTACACTAGGTACATCACAAGCAAGTAAGACAGTTACGGCTGATGCTAACGGTGACGTAAACCTCTCAGAAGAACTCAAAGCTAAGTCTTACAATGAGACATACGCAGCTGTTACTTCGAGTAGTGCTGCTACTGCACTAAACTGTGAAACAGGTAACGCTTTCAGTCACACACTCACAGAGGCTACTACATTTACTTTTAGTAACCCACCTGCAAGTGGTACAGCTTACAGTTTTAGCTTAGTTTTGTATTTTATACTAGGGATGGCGGTACGAACTGGTACGGATTTACGGCAGGTCAAGCGTTAGGATAAACCAACATGGCAAGTAAAAAGAAATTACTCCAAGCAGCCGCAGGTAGTGCAGGTGGTGCAGGTCTTGATGTAGACGAGGTGTTCAGCACTTATTTATGGGACGGGAATGGCTCTACACGAACGATCACCAACGGCATTGACCTTGATGGCGAAGGTGGTTTGGTCTGGTATAAGGGGCGAGACACAGGTGGGCTTGGTGCTTCTCAACGGCACTCGCTTTATGACACTGAGCGTGGCGCAACCAAAAGGCTTCGTTCAGATAGCACAAGCGCAGCGCAGACTGAATCTACTGCTTTAACTGCGTTTAACTCTAATGGTTTTACTATTGGTGGAGATGCTGAAACAAATCAAAGTAACTACGACTACGCCTCTTGGACATTTCGGAAAGCCCCTAAGTTTTTTGATGTTGTCAGTATAGACGTTCCTGATCCTGAGCCCACAACTATTACTGTAAATCATAACTTAGGTCAGCAAGTAGGCATGGTGATTATAAAGCCGTATCTACATACTTATCCTTGGTATGTTTGGCACAGAAGTATTGGCGCAAATAACACATTCTGGGAGTAGTAACGGAAAGTGTATTCTATACCTCTTCGCCCACAACGATGGTGACGGTGACTTCGGCCCTGATGGTGATGCTGATGTTATAAAGTGTGGGAGTTATACGGGTGACGGTGGAGCAGGAACAACAGAAGTAAACTTAGGGTTTGAACCTCAGTGGATACTTGTAAAGGCGTCTAGTGCGGCAGATAATTGGTTTATTATAGATAATATGCGTGGCTGGGTTACAGATAACAACGCAGCTAATGATGCATATCTTCTGCCAAACGCATCAAATGCTGAGAGTACAGGTGGTTTTTTAGATATAACCAGTACAGGCTTTAAGACAACGTTATATTCCAATGTCAACGTAAGCGGCAGAGATTACATCTACATGGCAATCCGCAGAGGCCCACTAGTTGCACCAGATGATGCGACAAAGGTTTTTAGTCCGAATTTAGCAACAGGCTTTCCAAGATATGCAACTGGTTTTGTAACAGATTTCACAATTCAATCCGCTAGAGACTCTGGTAGCAAAGCCAATTATACTAGGTTAACAGGAACTAATGCTATGCGAACAACTAGTACCGCAGCAGAATTTTCATCTGCTTGGGATTGGGCGCAAATGACAGGTTCTGGTCCTAATTTTTCTAGTACAAATTATATAGGTTGGAATTGGAAACGTGCACCCTCGTATTTCGATGTGGTTGGGTATGTTGGGGCAGGAGCTGCACAAACAGTTAATCATAACTTAGGTGTAGTGCCTGAGATGATGTGGATTAAAAATAGAGATAGTGCAGAAAACTGGGCTGTTTATCATTCTGCTTTAGGTACAAGTAAGTATCTTTATTTAAATACAACTGATGCAGCATCAACAACTGATGCAGCAAATAGATGGAATAATACAAGCCCAACAGCAACACAATTTAGTGTAGGAACTTCAACGGAAGTAAGTCATTTTACAAGAGACTTCATAGCCTACCTTTTCGCTACCGTAGCAGGGGTATCCAAAGTTGGAAGCTACACTGGAACGGGGTCTAGCGGTAATGATGTTGACTGTGGCTTTACCAGTGGTGCTAGGTTTGTCTTGATTAGGCGTGTTAATGGAGATGAATGGGTGGTGTTTGACACTGCTAGAGGTATAACATCTGCTAATAATGACCCTAAGTTATCACTAAACGGCACAGGCGCAGAAAACAGCAGTTCAAGTAGAGACTTGGACCCCCTAAGCTCTGGGTTTACTGTAAACGGTGCAGATACAAGTATGAACGCTTCTGGTGACACCTATATCTTCTACGCAATCGCATAACGCTACGCAACGTCCTAACGGACTACAATCAACTGACGAAAGGAGTATCAACTGATGTCAGAATATCGTGAAAGAACAACAGGCGAAGTTAAAACGCAAGGCGAATGGAGAGCAGCCTTTGCTCATATGTCTCTGCCTCGTGTCTGGAAAGCAGCAACGCTAGACGCAATGAACCTAGACGCCGTACTTGCAAGCCCTGCGGCTACAACAACAGCATATCAGATAAGTGTACGTGATGGTGTCGAGCAAGACGCTAACGACAACTGGGTTGAGAAGTATGTCGCAAGGGATATGTTTGCTGATACTACCGAAGAAGACGATGACGGTAATGTAACAACTACGACTAAGTCTCAACACGAAGCAACATATCAAGCAGGGCTAGATGCTACTACAGCCGAAGGTCACAGGACTACACGTAATAAACTTCTAGTTGATAGTGATTGGACTCAGATAAATGACAGCCCACTAAGCAACGAAGTGAAGACTGCATGGGCTACCTACAGACAAGAGCTACGTGGTATTTCTGATCTAGATGAATGGCCTAACTTATCAGATGATGATTGGCCTGTAGCACCGTAAGGAACTAACATGGCTAAACAAGCACTAGACCAGATCAGACAAGCAGCTGAAAATGATCTAGAGTTCTTCATACAGCTAGTAGCTCCTCTACAATTACTAGGTGACTGTCACAAAGAAGTCATAGAGTGGTGGACAAGAGAAGACGCTAGAAACTATCAGTTACTTTTGTTTCCACGAGATCACGGTAAGTCAAGA